CAATCTATACATCACACCAAACCAACCCCACTTATCTGCAAAGCTTTCTGAAGCTATTGCGTCTTCGTTTCCTTCAGCTGCTCCATCAAATACAATGGCAAAATCTCTGACAACTCCTTCCCTAAAACAAAAAAAAACCGTAAAGCACTTTGTACCTGTTGAGCTGACATCTTTTTCATTTCTTCTGTCCTAATCCGTATGTCTCCATCATAAGCGTCAATCATATAAATACCATTCTTCTTCAATTTGACAGGACGGTAAAGCACAGCCATTACTTCAGGTAAATGTTTTTCTATTCCACCCTTAATAAATGTTTCCAAGTCTGCATACTCCCCCAATGTTATACTATCCAAATCAGGGTGAAAGCCGTACTCAATACCATCTATTTCAATAATCCTTTTTAGCTTTGTATCTTGCTTTTGTTGTAGCTCTGCTATCCTGCTCATTATAACTGCAACATCTGATAAAGCTAATTCCTTTACTAACTGCTTAGGAATATTAGATAACGCTGCTATTGTTTCAGTTGCTTCTTCTGTCTTACTACCTGTTTCAAAATCAATAAGTTGCAACCATTTCTCAAGAGTTACATCTTCCCAACTGTTAATCAATTTGAACTCTTTTACCTTACCTTCCTTTTTGACTTTTACTTTCATCTGTTATATAATAGAAATTTGTTGTTTTTAGTTTACTGCACATAATACTTACCTGCGTTTGGATTGTCTAGGTGATAAATAACATTATACCTAATACCATCTATTGCGTGGTTGTAGTTATCTACATAAAGCTTAGAGCCTTTGTCAGCGTATATATAATTGTTTAACTCTTTAGCTATGTTCGTACTCTCAGGTGTTATGATAAGTTCATAGTCTTGCATACGAGTTATACCACTCTCAATAGTTCCTTTTTTTACAGGCTTGATGTTTACGCCTAAGTGTCTAAGGTCTGCAATAAGTCTAGGTTCTGCACTATCAGCAATGATAAGTTTGTTATCTACTTTGTCTAATATGATTTTAGCCAACTCATTTGACTTTATACCATTCTTATAGATATGTTCTTTTAAATATATCTTACGCTTCCTTTTATCAATAGCTACTTCTGTAAGACTGTCAGGGTCTACACTAAAACCAAAGTCCATTCCACAAGAAGTCTGAAGTCCATCAGGATTAAATTCCCCTATGCTCCAATTCTCAAATACAACTCCTTCTGCTTTGTCTAACCACCCTCCTAAGATTTTGTGCTGATACTTTTTAAAGTTTCTATGCTTTATAGTCTTAATACGCTCTAGGAAGCTCTGTGAGAGATTATCTTTGTTATCTAGGTATGTACTATGGATATAGCATACATTGTCTTTAAAGCCGTTAAAACCTGCTTCAACTCCTTTGTCCTCAAAGAACCTCTTATATATCCAATGTTCTTTAGTTACAGGATTAAGTATAAGTATAATTCTATTCTGTATTCCCTTTTCTCTAATACTCAAGTCAATAGTGTCAAATATATCCTCATCAATAAGTTCCTCGGCTTCATCAAGTACCCAAGTGCTTATTCCTTGTAATGACTTTAGACTTGCTGTCTGATTTCCTGCTGATGTCTTAATACCTCTAAATAGAATGTCTGACTTGTTTCCTAAATTTAAAACCTCAGCTTTGTTTACACTAAAGATGTTTTCAAAGCCTAACAGACTAATCTTTTCTAAGAACTCAGGAATGATAGATAGGTGAGCTGATACCATTGTAAATCTTGTAAACAATACCCTTATGTTCTTAGACATAGTAAGTAAAGTTAAAAAGACTGTAACAGCAAAAGACTTACCTGAACCCCTACCACCTGTAATTATAAAGTATCTAGCGTCAGAATTAAATAGAGGGTTATATTTATTACTCAGTATCAGTGTCTACAAATGTTATTAGAGGCATATTGATACTATCATCATTTGTTGTAACATCTACCCTTTGTTGAGGTTTACCATAAAAGTATTCAAAGAACAGTTTGACTGCCCATTGTTCTTTCTTGTCAATACCGCTTTCTAAAGACTTTAAAGCCTTCTCGTTCATTGGTGTTAAGTTCTCTATTAACTTTTGTTCTGCTGCCTTAGACTTGCGTCCTGCACCTTTCCTTGCACCGCCATTGTTTATTCGTTTATCCATAATTGAAATAGATTGATTATTCAATCCGTATTATATAATAGAAATTACTCGTATTCATTTGGAAGCATAAGCCTGATACCCAAGTCAGTTAAAGCCCATACTCTTATTTGTTCTGTGTATTGCTCAAAGGCTTTAGTGTTTAAAGCTGTTGTACTTCCTATTTTATTTATTGCTATTTGATTATCATTATAACTTATCATTTCATATTCTGATAAGAACTTAGCTCTTAAAGCGTCGTGCATTTCATTAGGAAAATATCCTAGTTCTTCTGCTAGTCCTTGTACGATACATTTCCAATAGTAACTGTTCTGCATATTGCTTCTTGTGTTTCTTTGTTTCTTTACACTTACTATGTAGTCGTTCTCTAATTCTTTTAGGTAACTAAAAAGGCTTTGCTTATCTCTTTTGTCTTTTATTACAAACTTCATTACTCAGTCTTGCTTCTTATCTTTTCTGTTGCTCCTTCCCATAGCTTATCTCGTTTCATACTTAGAGTAGGCTCTGTTCTTTTAAGGCTTGGCATACCGTCTGTTGGTTTACTATCCATATACTTACCACAACTACATTGAGCTTCTTTGCATACCCATTTTTTATCTCTTAGAACTATTGTAGCTTTTCCTATTTCCATAGTGTTTCCACATTCGCAAGTATATAGTGTCATATCTTATTTGCTTAATCTGTCTAGCTCAAAGTGTAAATGGTTTATTGCTTTCTGTATATCTTGTTCAGCAGGGTTACCTTCTTTTTTACCTGCTCTTAATAGATAACTGATTGCCGTTCCTATGTTGTAGCTATCAGGTTGAAAGTCCTCTACTACTTTTCTTGCTGAGTAACCGTACTTCTTTCCTGAGTAGTAACTTGGTTCAGGTGTTGCTTTGTAATCTAAGTCTATTGGCATATTTTCTAGGTTTTTAATTAGTTTCTCGTTCTGTGTCATTATTTAAAAGATTAAGTAATTGATGAGGTGTATAAATGCGACTATCACCTGAATAGTTTTCAAAGATACAAGTAAAGTTGTCGTTCTCCCAAGTCCAAAGACTTCTGACATTCTTTTTAACGTGGTTGTTTAATACCCATTTAATTGTTTTATAAGTTCTTTTCATATCTATTGTATTGTTTTAGTTATGAATACGCTAAGGGTTCAGAAAAAGATAAGAAAATAACCGCATTGTTATTTAAGTTAAGTTTAGCCCTTAGCATATTCTTTATATAGTTTTTTTATTCCATCAAAGCAAGTTGAAATACAAGAGCCACAGTTCGTTCTAGGACTGTAGTTAGTATTGTAAATTGTATTATAAGTTTCAATCATCCTTTTTTTAGCTGCTTGGTCTTTTGCTCTACCTGTTTTTAAGTCTTCCCACATATCTAAAATTTCGTCTACTATTTCCTGAGGTAAAGTATCAGGAGTTTCTACTTCTGTTGTTTTATCCCAATACTTCTGAGGACAAGCCATAGGTGATATTCGTGCTTTCACTTTCATAAAGCATTTACAAATGGAGCAATTTCCTAATAAAGATTTATAGTAAACACAACCCTTACAAATAGCTATTCTATCTTCATAGACTTCATTAGGTACAAAGAACTTATTCATTCAATTCTTTTTTAAGTATCTCTCTTACTTTATCTATTGTAGTAAATAAACTGTTTCTGCTTATTCCTGTTTTCTTTGCTAGACTGTCTAGTGTCTCTCCTTGGTAGTACAATTCAAAAATTTTCTTATCGTACCAAGTTTGCTTATCTAATACTTTGTCAATTTCTTCTAGCTTCTCCCATTTGTAATTGTCTTCTATTTCTTCAGGTAAGTTATAGATACTATTATGAAAAGCGTTCTGACTAGAGCTTACCATATACACTCCTACTAAATTAGTGTAGTACTTCTTATACTTATAATAAAAAGGACTTCTTACACTTGTCAAACTTCTTCTTAATACTACTGCACCGTAACCCTTTATTCCTTTGATACCATCTTTTTCATAAATGTTTTTTAATGTTTCAGGGTTCATCTGTAGGAAATACAAGAACATTTCTTGACAAGCGTCATTAATAGCTTCTTCATCTTGCGTTATACCATAACACATATTTCTAAAGAAAGAACTTAGCTTTGATATTTCTGCGTATATCTCAGTCATTTATTTGTTCTAAAGCGTCTATTTTGTCTACTACATCAAAAACCATCTCACTAAGTACAACCTTATAAGCTCTTATTATTGAAGCGTTAGTTTTAGTTTCAAGCCCTGCAAAGAAACCATTTGTAGCTACTGATAGATTTATTGGTATTATCATAATCCAATCGTACCAATTGTTTTCCCTTTCTCCTTTGCCATAGTTGTTGTGATATTCTAAGATAGTATCTAGCACATCTAAATAATTATTGTATCTTGATTTTGAACTTACATCTTTTGCAAACTCAGTGCACATAGTTATATAAGTTTCGATTATGTTCTTGTGTTCTTCACTTGCGTATATCGGTTCTATCATACGCCAAACTTAATAAAAAAGTTTACTCAATTCCTCTTTCTTTTTTTAACTTATCAACAAGTGATTTGTAATAACTTATCTTTTCTTCATATTCAACACGACTTATCTTTACAGTTGTTCTAGCTAAGTATTGTAATTCTTCAGCTTTGCCTTCTCCATACTTTCCATCTAAAGCTAAGGAAAATTTATACTGCTCACCCCAAGCATAGACATTGCACTTTACGCACTGCACCTGACAATTTTCCTCATCAAAGCGAGTAGACAAATGTTTCCTACTTTGGAAGTGTCCGTTTTGCATACCTTCTTTATAGTGCCTGACTACTCCACAAGTGAAGCATTGGCACATTCCGTATTCGTTAGCTTCCCTAAGTCTTATGTAAAGACTAAACCACTTGTCAAGTTCTTTTTTTAATTTACTTATGGTTTTTACTGCCATAATACTTCTTGAATTAATTGCTGAGGTGGTGCTGTGTAAATGTACTTAGCAATAGTTGTTTTTCTACCAAATCTAGTCTTTTTAGTCAGAGGCATACTGTCTATTTCATACCCTTCTTTTCTGTGATTAAAAATAATAGCTGAAAGCCTAGTAGCTCCATACTCTTTAATAGCTTCATAGCTTGTAATACTTCCATAAGTTTTTAAGTGCCATAAAACTGCATCTGATTGGC